CTGATTGTCATGGTGTCGGCAATGATGGCGTCTATGTTGCCCAGCGGCATATCCGGGTAGGCCCAGGGGCCGGCTTGTTTGTAGCGGTGCCGAATATGCAGCTCGTCGGTGTTTTTGTCCGGTACCATCACGGCACCTTGGGCTTCGGCCAGTTCAGCGATGACTTCCATGGCGGTTTTGTTATCCCAGCCCCAGGCATCGGCGGGGATAACGTAGTCGGTAAGCCCTGATTGGCGGCTGACGCTAAAGCCGGTGAGCTGAAGCTGCTCTGTCATCACCTGAACGGCGGTGGTCTGCGACTCGATTCGGCCGGTGCGTTTGGGTGCGTAGGGTGCGGCCAGCAGTTGCGTTCGGGATGCGCCCTTGACGCTGTAGGTTTCGCGGGCAAAGCGCCGGTCCAGGCTGTAGCTCTCGATTACAAAGCGCCACTGGTGTCCGTTGATGGTTGCCGTGACTTCTGCAGGGCCTTCGGCGGTGGGGCGGATCTGGTCCATGCTGGCGCGGTTTAGAATGGTTGCGCTCATCGTCCATGCGAAGCTGTCGGCGTCCAGCCCGATGTTCAGGTCTTTAAACTCCAGCGGTGTGCCGGTGGTCACTTCGATCAAGCTGCTGGCGTTCATGATTCGGTACGTCCTTTTAATGTCGGGCTCGGGCGGTGGCGTCAGCTCGGGCAGGTTGGGCTCAGCGGCGCTCGGAAACTCTACCTCTGTGCCCAGCCGGGGCTTTCTGTCCCAGGGGTGGATTGTGCGGCCGTCCAGCGCCTGTTTCAGCGACCAGCCTGGTTCGTTCGGCTGTGCGTCCACGCTGCGGGTCGGCGGCTCTATCTCGATCAGCAGGGCCGCCGGTACCAGCTCAAAATCCACAACCTGGTTGCCCGGTGGTGTGTAGGGTGAAAGCCGCAGGTTATGGGTGCCGTCCGGCTCCACATCTACTTCCAGCGGCGGCGGTGGCTGCCAGTTCAGGACGCTGTCGGATGCCCGGTATTCGCTGCTCCGGTTGTGGTCTTTCGGGTCATTCGATGGATGGATCGCCCGGCGGTCTTTCGGCTGCTGTACGTCCCAGGCTTGGTCCCCGTAGCCTGTGCGGTCGTCCTTTGGCTTGAACTGCTCCCAGCGGGCCTGCTCTGCGCTCAATGAGAGCGGGCGGGCCTCTTTGCCACTGAAGGGGTTTTCCCGCTGGTCTTTGGGCGGTACCCGGTCCCATAGCATGGTTCTGGATGCCAGCCAAACAACGCGCGCCTGGTCCGTCCTGTGCGTGCGCCCGCTGCCGTCCTCTGGCCTGCCCTGGTCGAAGTGCTGACGGCGTGTTGCCACTGCCTGCCTCGATGCCTGGTCGCTCTGGTATCGGTAGCTGATGGCCAGCGGGGGTTTGCGGTAGACGAAACCGACGGCCGCGGCGGCCAGATCGAAATCGATGGCCAGCGGGTTGGTGGTCGGGCTGTAGGGTGTCCCGAGGTCTAGGACTACCGCCAGCGGGTCAGGAGCGGGGGCGTAGGTCATTCTGGAATTATGTAAGTGTTAAATTGCTCGCGATACCATTGATCCTTGTCTATGCCGGTCACTGAATGCGCCTCCTCCCAGTTTAGTCCGTCCAGCGACGTTTCAACAATCCAAGATCGTGGGGTGCGCATCCTGTAAGTGTCGCCACTAGCTACCCAAGGACTTGGCATGATTTTATAGGATGCCACTTTAGTGGCCGGCGCGGTTTGGAATTCAAGGAGAATTGGCAGTGGGTTGCTGCTTATCCTCACTAGCCATCGCGTAGAAGCGTCGCCATCTTGCACAACCCCAGGCTCCATAGAACCACTAGCACCGGGCGTTCCAGTTATCGATGCTGGGGTAATTTCGCTTCCTTCAGGATCGAACAGCTTTAGCTCTGCAATGGCGCCGACAAAATCGGTGCTCCCGTTACTCTCGATTATCTTAATGCGCCAGTGAGTAGGGATTTGCTCGACAGTTATCTCAGGCATTACCGGACCGTGAACCATTGGCCGATAGAAAGGCCGCGCGATCATAACGGCGGTGCCGTAGGTCTGGCTGGTTTCGGTGTCCACTAGCCACGCGGGTTCAACGTCGGGCAGGGTGCCTGACCCGGTGGTTTCCCATACGTACCCGTTCGGTGTGGTGGGGTGGATGCGGTCGCCCACGGTCAGAGTAAGCCCGGGCGTAAACGCGGCGCCGTAATCGTCGAAGGCGACCACAAAAACCTCTTTTTCGTAGTCGTCCAAAAGGTTGATGTTGTATTCGCCGGTAATCGGATCGCTGGTCGCGTGGCCTAAGCTTTTACTCAGGATCACGGCGGCGCCGTTTATCATTTGGGTGGTTTCACTGTAGCCAAAGGCGCGAACTTTGCGATGGGCAGGGGTGCCGTCGATCTGGACGACGCCCGCCACTTTGCTGGTGGTTCCCATCAGTCTGCATCCCCTCGGTTTTGGGTGGCAAATTGGTCTTGTTCTTCCGTCGCTCGGCCCGCCACAATCGTGCGCGCTACCCAGAACGGTGCCTGTCCGCCGTCTGTATTGAAACGCAGGGTATTGCCGCTTACCCAGCCGCTGCCCCAGCCGTTGCTGCGGATTGTGAAGTAGGGCGCGCCGGTCGCTTGGTTGGTGGGCGCCAGGTCGGTGGCCAGGTTGCCGGTGGCGACTACGCCCACGGTTTCGCCGATGACCTCAAAGCTGGTGCTGCTGGTGAAGCGGATGGCCCAGCGCTCTTTAATCGCCCCCTGGTTGGTGATCTCGAACGGGTTTGATACCAAGTTGTATTTGGCGGTGGTGTCGTCGCCCACGCGGCTGTCTGCCCAGTTCCCACTCCACGATTTCTGGTGAAAAGCATTGTGCGCTCGTGCGCGTAGGTCGCCGTACAGCAGGGCGGCGCTGGCGATGGTGTCGCCGGCGGTGTAGTCCTGGGACAGCGGAATGTTCAGGCTGATTTGTCCGCCGATCTGCACGTCGGTGGCCAGGCCCATATCTTCTACGCGGTTGAATACCTGCAGCGGCTCAGTCACGGCGTTGGCCTCGCTATCCACCAGGGCCAGCGGGTCGGCGAACGTCAGGGTGCCGGCGTCGGTGTCCAGGGTGTACTGGTCGGCGGCCAGGCGGTTGCCGTTGGCGCCGTCAATCCAGACTTCGGCTTGGTTTACTCGAGCAAAGTCGATCACCTGGCCCGGGGTGGCGGTCAGGACTCCCTCCTGCTGGGTGTTGCTGACCACCACAACATCGCCCAGGTTGAACTGCGGCACTCGGCCGTCGCTGGGCAGGCGCGTTGCGTCCAGGCCCACCAGGTCGGCGTCCAATGGCAGGAAGCTGTAGCTGACGGCGCTGTATCGCACGGTTGCGGGTTGGATGTCGACGCTGCCCCCGTCCGGGCTGCTCCACTGGATATTGACCAGCCCGGTCTGGGTGTCCACAAATCCGCTTTCAATGTTGGCGCCGGTCAGGTTGCCCGATGTGTCGGCGTTCAGGATCAGTTGGTTGCCTTCGATGTCGATGGCGTTAACGATCAAGCTGCCCTCGCGCAGCGGTGCCCCGGCTGTTCTGAAAATGGTTTGACTTGCAGGGGCTTCGTTCAGCGTAGTGACGCAGGCGATCAGGGTCACGGCTGCGGTGCCCCAGGAATAGGAGGGATACTCCTGCAGGGTAACCAGGCCGGTGGTGTAGTCGATGCTGCCCACGGCGGTTCCCGCGTTGGTTGTGGGCGACCAGTCTTTGATGATGGAGCCGTCGCGGTCGTGAAAGCGTTGGCCGGCAAAATCAAAGATCACGCTGTTGGCTATGATGCGCCGCTCGCTGGTCGGCGTCAGGTCGATGGTCATCGGCGGGATCGGGCGCGTGGTGGTCTGCATTTCGCCGTTGTCGGCCGGGGTTGTCCAGCGGATAGTGGCGGGCGCGCCTGCAACATAGGATTCTGTGCCGCTTTCGGAGCTGCTTTTCCAGTATCCTTCGTCGGTTTTGTGCATTCGGCGGTAGCTGTAACCGACTCTCGCGCTGAAGTTAATTTCGCCGGTCGCGTAGTTCACGGTGCCCAGAATTGCTCCGCCCCAGGAGCGTCGAAGGTTGCCCGCGCCGTCGTCGGTCAGGGTCGCGTTAACGGTCGCATAGTCATACCGCGGGGCGGTTCCGTAGGCTGTTGCGTCGTAGGTGAAGGCGGTGGTTATCCGGCGCAGGGCCACGGCCACGGTCACCGATCCTTCTGCCATATCCGTCGTCGGCGTGAACGTGGTGGTGCCGCCTTCATTGACGACGACGTCCTGGTTGTTCTTTGCGGTGCCGCGCCAGTCGGTGTAATCGATGGTGTAATCGCCGTCGGTGGCCGCTGGTGCCGGGTCTGGTGAAATGAAGATCAGCCCGGTGGCGTAGCTCACGGTGCCTGTGCCGTCGCCGGTTAGGTTGCCTGCGCCGTCGTCGGTCAGGCTTTTTGCGATCCCGCCGCTGAACCATGAAATGGCGATGCTTAGCGGAGCGATCGGGCGCTTTTCCTGTGTTGTGCTTAGCGTGATGGACATTCTTTCGCTCCTTATGCGGTGAAGGCTTCGCCGATTTCAATCCGGACGATCGGGGTTGCGGGGGTGCTGGTGCCGGCTTCGATCACGGTGCCCTGCTTTTCGCCCCAGGCGATGATGATCTCTGTGCCGGCGTCGGGTAATGCCGCCAGGGTGAATGCCGCGGTACCGGTGGCGTAATCCACGGTTCCGGCGCCGTCGCCTTCTAGTTCCCCCGCGCCCTGGTCTTTCAGAAAGTACCAGCTCCCCTGTGCGCGGTATTCCACGGAAAGGGTGGCGATCGCCGCGACGGGGTCGGTTTGGTATACCCAGGTCAGCGATCGGGTTTGCTGGTTGACCTCCAGCGATGCCTGTTTGGTTTGCTGGCTTATGGCGGCGCCTGGTGTGAAGGTGATGCTGGTTGAGTAGCTTGTGCTGCCGCCCGAATATACCGCTCGAACTTCGCCGTTCAGGTAGTCCACCACGCTAAGTTCTTCGTTGATGCGGTTGCTGCCGCCTGTGTGCTCAAGCAGGCCGCCCCGGTCGCTGTACTCGCCGTTGGTGCCGGTGATGGTTAGGGAGCCTGGCACGATCGCGCGGCCTGTGTAGTAAACGCCCGCCCCGTTTGCGTCTGTGGTTACGCCGCTTATGTTGGATATTGTGACGGGCTGTGTGCTGGCTGGCCTGATGATTGAGGCCAGTGCGCCGGCGGCCTGATCGGTAATGGCGTTTTCGGATTGGGCGCTGGGCACTAAAGGTGCAAATGCGCTGGCCACTTTTATGACGCGGTCGCCAACGGCAGCCGGGGCGATCAGAGGCGAGGCGCCCATGTACTTTGCGGCGTCGGCGACTTGGGTTCGCAGGATCTTTGTGCTGCTTTTAATGTTGCCGGTGGGGCTTGGCGGGCTGCCCTGGAATTCCTCGCGCAAGGGTTGCGCCAGTTCAATCGTGTAGGTTTTGAGCCGGAATGGGTAATAGCTGTTGCCCCGGTCTTGTATGAAGGTCTGTTCGCCAATTTCGACGCCGGTTACCCGCACGTATTGCTCGACGCCCGCGGTCAGGTCTGTAAAAACGAATATCTGCCCGGGCTCTGGGTCACGCTGGTTGTTGGGGAAAGCCAGGGCCTGGACCGCGCGCTGGCCTGAAAGCTGCCGGCCCCATAGCCAGAACGATGCCTCGGTGCTGGCGACAACGTAGCTCTCGATTCGGTCTTGCGCTTCGGCACGGCGGTCGGTGTGGCTGCCTGTGGTGAACAGCAGGGCGTGTACGTTCGGGTCGGTTGGCCGTTGGCTCAGGATGGTGTGTGCGCCGAGTAGCGTGTCTTGGTTGGCGGCGTTGATGTACAGGTACAGCTTTCGCAGATTCACGCGGCCATAAACCCGGTCTACCCGCGAAATGTCGGGGAACGTGTTATTGACTTTTCCGCTGACAACCAGCCGGCCACTCATTCGCCCGCCGCCGTCGTCGGTGTCAGCCATCACTTCGGATTCGGCGAGTACGATCTGGTCGCTGGTTATTGTCACGGGGTGATCTCCATTAGGTTGATGGTGATGGCGTACTTATGAGTTGCCCCGGGGTTAGCCAGGCGGCGAATGGCTTCAGCGTCGATAGCGGGCCGGCGGAATATCACGGAAAATGTGCGGCCCCAAAGTGCCAGCGTCATAACTTGGTCTGGCACACTGGCCATGGCATACAGCGCTTCAACGGTTGACCGTTCGACCCAAACGCCTCGGCCACCGAATAGGGTGATGGGGCGGCCGTCTTGACGCTCGCCTTCTTGCACTACCAGGGCGCCTGTCATGCTGTAGTCGGTGCTGTGCTCCACCGGCGTCCATTCGAACTCGTCACGCCACTCTAGGTCTGGCGGCAGGTTGATTACGGCGGCCCCGTCGGTAAGGCTGATTTCCAGGGTCATCGGGCGCTCCTGAGTCCGGCTTGCTCCAGTATTTGCAGCAGGCCTTGCGGGTCTTCGGTTTGAATTTCGGTTTGGCCACCACCAGGGCTTTGCAGCACTATGGTTTGCCGTGATCTGGACTGGCTTTGTTGGTTATTTGTGGTGGTGTTGCGCTGGCGCTCGGATGACTGGCGCTCGCGCTCGGCCTGATCCTGCTGGGCGGCTCGATCGGCGGCTTCTTTTTCACGGGCGTTTTCAGCCTCAGTGCGGTTTTTTTGTTCGATGCTATTGATTTGTTTCAACTGGTCTAGCGCTTTGCCGTAGTCAGCGGCGGCGTT